TTAAAACTTTATTTTCTCCTGCTTTCATATTTTTACGCTTCTCTTTTATTACCATATGCTAATATCTGTAGACGGTCTGAATAGTTAAAACCACGTTTTAAACATTCTTCCATCAACCAAACTCTTTTCTCAGAAATCTGTTCAGGTGTTACACCTTCTGGCATTAGATAGACTTGCGATCGAATAAACATAGCAAGCTCATCTTCGTCTTGATTACATAGTTCATCTTGAATCTTTAAAAGTTGTCCTTCTATCTCCTCTAAATCCTTTTCAGATCCAACAACATATTTTAATTGAAAATCTCTAGCATAAATAATCCAATCCACAATATTAGAGATGTTCTCTCTTTCTTTGATATGCTTCTTTTCAATTTCTTTAGAATATTTCATTCCAAATCTTTCCATTTTCTCTTGAGTTGGAATACTTGATTCTAACTTAGGAGAGATAGAAGCTAAATCAATAGATTTCATCACCGAAGGAGGTACTTTAATTGATCCATTTGTCTCAATAGTGATTGAAATAGGATAATCGAAATCATCACCACCACTTGCAAATTCTTCTACAAGGTCTAAATGAAGACAAGGCTCACCGCCTGTAATCATCATGTGATTTATACCTAAATTATCTTCGCAGAACTTTTGTACATCTTGTAATGTATACTTTCCTTTTTCAGGATTAAAACTAGAATAAGGTGTGTCACAATAAGAATCTTTGAAAGCACAACGAAGATTGCAACCACTTAAACGTACCAAAATATGTGGTACACCAGCTAATTTACCTTCTCCTTGTAAACAGGAGTGCAAATCGATAATCGGAAGAATTTTATTTTTGTCCATTTTTAACTTGAAGTTTTACAGAAGGGTTTTTAAAGAAAAAAGAATCTGACTCATATTTATTATTAAATACGAATGAATAAAGATCGTTATCCCAATCAGACCAAACACCTTTTGAAACAGAAAAATTCAAAAGATTTGCAACCTCAGAATTATTAACTAAATCTTCTTCAAAACAAGTAGCAGATCCTGTAGTCGTCTCGTGATACTTAACAGAATAAACTTTAATTCTCGATTCTCCATTTTTAAATTCCGTGTGATCTATAATCTCTTGAATCCAATAGAAGAAAAACATAGATAAACATTCTGCACTAGGATTGACTCCTAACTCAATCCAACGAGCGTTTTCACTTTTAATAAAATCACGATAATCTTTTTTATCCTTATTCCAAAGAACGTGACAATGATCAAAAGAATCGATGAATTGTTTAATACTACCTTTCATCAGACCGAAATCCATCAACATACCACCATTATCCAATTTATCGGCTGTAATTGACACTTCGAGTTTGAAACTATGTCCGTGTATCGAATGACTACATCTAATAGATGTACAATTTCGAACTATGTGAGACATCTCACCTGTGAAAATTTTTGTAACAATCATAAAGTATCTCTTTTTAAATATATCTAAAGATACTACTTATCTACCATTTCTTTAGCGAAGATGGCCACTAGTTTTAAGTTAGTTACGTACACATATGGTAGTGTTATGTCTTCCCCTTTAACGTTTAAAATGATTGAATCCTCATCTGGTATATTTGTCTTTACTTTGTAAACCTCTTTCTTATAAGAGACCATATTCCCAGCATGAAATAGATAGAATTTATCCCAATAAGATATTGAAATATTTTTTTCTTGATTTGTTCCGTATTGGAAGTTTGGCATCCCATATTCTTGGGAAAAACATTGTACAAAAAATTGATGGAAGGCTTTTTTTGAATCAAAGATTGAGATCATATGAAACTTTTTTGCCAAGTTTATGATCTTTTCTTTTTTCTTTTCAGCAATATCTCGATTCATTTTAATGAATTCAGGACGCTCATAAATTAATTCTCGTGTTTTAAACGAAAAATACTCTAATTGAAGGACTTGTAAAAATTCTGTTATACTTAAATCTCTGCTTTTCATAATAACAAATTTGGAGTTGTAAATCTACAAAATAAAACTACAACTCCAAATTTTTTACACTTTCAATTTGCAAATCTTCTAAATTCTTTAACAGCTTCTAAATAATCAACCTTTTCGCTCCAAGTCCAATTTTCATAAATATCGTCCATCAATCTCTTTATCATTCTTATTACCGCTCCTTTAGCGTAGTTAATCTTCTTATTCATCTCTAAGAATTGATCTAACACTTCAAAATTATAATGACCTTCTTCGTTAAACAATCTCTCATCTAATTCTCTTCTCATATCTTCCAAAGAAGAAATTTCATTCATCTTTTCGAATATTGCTGTTCTATCTTCTCTTGTCTTCATTTTATTAGCTCTTTTGATTATGATCTAAAGGTCCGACCTTTATTTCAATGGAGCAACAAATCCTACAAAAATTTTTTCAACACTCTAAAATTAATAGGATCGATCAAATTATCAAGAGCATCTAACAATTCTTCACAAGTTGCATTTCCTGGGTCTTTGCTAGTATCTTTCAACAATGCTATCTTTGTCTCAAAAGATTTCTGTAAATTTAATGCAGAGCTTTTTATCTGATCAGGTTTATCTGGATCGTACATCAATATGACTCGCTCAATCTTCTTCTTTTGTAAAAAAGAAATTTGCTCCTTACTTATACTGTTGCCAAATGTAAATACACATCTGATGCTTTCGTCTTCTCTAAGATTCAACTTAGAATCAAGACCAATATAATCAAAGAGACCTTCTACTATTATAACGACTTGTGTTTTCTCTGAAATATCGTCGTAACCTCCTAATATCTTGGTAAAATCAGTCTTACTATTCTCATATCTTAATTTTGGTTTTATCCCCTTTTCTTTCGCTTTTTTCAAATTCATCTCATGCCATTCTTTAGAATGACGACTACGAGCTAGCCAAGCGATTGTCTTACCATTCATCTTCATCTTGAAAATAATATAATTCTTTAATTCTCTTTCTAAAGGGGATTCGGTAAATGATGGTTCAAACTCATCATAATGAAACTGTTTAAAACCTCTAGAATTTAGATATTCATCATCTACTAATCTTTGTAACTTAAATGGTAATGAAACAGCTTTAAACACTATATCATCCTCTTTTTCATCTTCCTTTTCAGGAACTAATTCGACTAGGGAAGATTTAATACTATTTTCATAGTGATTTCTTATTAAATCTAATCTATCAATCTGTTTTAAAAATTCAAAAGCACTTGACTTTTTACCACATTTAAAACAGTGGAATATAAAAGAAGTGTTGTTATCGCTAAATACGATCCCCCACTTCTTTTCACCTTTACAGAAAGGACATGCATTATTCTTGTCCTGAAAAAACCCTCTAGCTCCAAATGGAGTTAGATTTAATTCAGAAATAATCTCATTCCTATCGATCCTAATCATATCACAGTAACTTCTTGAGTTTCTTTCTTCTTTCCCTTACGTAATTTATCCTTTCTCTCAGGTTTATCGGCAGTCGTTGATATAACTTCGGAACTATCGTTGTATAAAGCCATAGTACGCTTACGATTATAGAACCTACCACGACCATAATCAGTAGCGATAGAAAAGATTTCTTGACTACTCTTGTAATCACGAAGTTTGTCAACAAAGATTCTACATTTCTCATCTTTCTTCTCTTGCATTGTAATATTTCCAGTAAATACAAATGAATAAGGCTTCACAAGAGTTCTATCACCTTCAGTATTAGAACGATCTATATATTTCATTTCATTATTCCAGACATCCATAGGTACATCACCTGTTTGTGTAGCTGTTATACCAACCATTTTAAATTCGACACAAATATCCTTGAATAATTGTGAACATTTCTGTAATCTAAACTTAGTAAATTCTGGATCATTATCTATCTTCTTGTTTACACCAGTCATTAGAAGGTCTAACGAATCGACGATCAATAGTTGTGGAAAATGACCATATACTTTTTGATATTCAATGCATAGATTTCGAATATCAACCATTGATGCTTGACCGAATTTTTCAAATCCATAGATGTCAATATCTTGACCAAAAGATTTCATGTCTCTTAAAGTTTTCATGATCTGTTTTTCATCTTCTTGTTTTAAAAGACCTTTTTTGATATCTATGTAACTTTGATTTGTCCACATTTGATCGTATTTATCTGTACAAGCATCAACACCACCTTCTAATTGTATATGTAGAACAGAAATACTTTCAAGTGCCGCTGCATATCCATGCCATTTTAATACGGTTGATTTTCCAACACCAGATCTCATAATCCACAACACCGTATCTCCTGGATCTGCGCCACCATAACTAATATCATCAAGACGATCAATTCCCAAAGAAACTTTATTTTGGACTTTAGCGATCTTATTTTCATCATATCTTTTCTTCATCCTTTCTTGAAATCCTTCGAATACTCGAATAAATTTCCCACCAGTCTTTCGAAGTGATATTTCTAATATTCTTTTACTTTCTTCTGCATTGACTTTAATCGCTTCATCTCTTTTACCTTCTTCATATAAATCATGAACCTTCTTACTAAGAAGCTCAAATTCAGTCTCGCGAATAAAAGATTCTAGTTGGTCAATAATTAATTCTTTGTCAACTAAACGAGCTTTTTTAATTTCTTTGATTGATTCTTGAACAGAATCATTATCAGCATATTTCTGAGCAATAACTCCTAAAGAAGGTGTTACTTCTTTTCCAATGAATTGTTCAACTGCTTCTTTCAATAGAAACTTATAACCAACCCACTCTTTAGGGATCAATTGGTAAGTCATATGACCTGAAACCATTCTCATGATATTCCCATCAATGAACATCAATTTGAATAACTCTGCCATAAAATTTTCATTCAACTTTCTCATATCGTGTTTATTTGAACCGTTATATGACTATCTTCACGAAGACTATTAATCGCTATAAATGAACTCATGCAAATATCATCATGAGCACCAACAGCTTCTAATTTACCTCTATCACTTCTAAAAGTGATAGAAGAAAATTCGCCAAAAATTATTTTCACCATTTCTCTTGTTGGTCCTACTGCATATGGTATTTTTATTTGACCTCTTTCAAACATTGCCGAAAGACTTGGTAAACCGGTGTGAAGATCCTTCTTATTACCCTCTGTTGTCGTAAAAGTCTCAATGTTTTTCAAACCTCTTTCCCTTGCTAGTCCACTTAAAATACTTTGAAAACCATTAGCTTCACATACAATTTTATTGGGTTTGAATAAAGTATTAAATAATACAATTTTATCAACTTGCTCATTGTGACTCATTCCTTTCTGTCTATGGATCGCTATCAAATAATAATTATCCATAAAATCGATCCCCCATACTGTGTAAACTGTATAGTCTGCACCGATATTACCAGAAACTGCAAAATCACAACCAACAACAACCCTTTGTAATTTAAATGGAAAGTAATCAATGGTATTACAACCGGCTTACAGATGTGGAGAAGAAAATCTATACGACAATTTATAATTACTATAAATTTGACATGGATAAAGGCGAGTGCAGAATGG